AAATATTTTTTTCTATCTGCATGTGTAGGCATGTTGGCTATTGCATTTGCGTAGCTCAACAAATCTATATCTCCAAAGACGGTAACATGTTTCACTTCTTGTTCTGCATGTCGTGGTTATACAATGCAAAGAACCCATAATGAATTACTTTAAGTATATCAGCCCTGTTCTTTCCTTCCTTTTTGCCATAGCGTTGTGCATATTTCATTACATTACCCATGCAGAATCCCTCTCCATGACCACTATCCATAATAAATTCTGTAGCTTGAAACTTGTTTAAGGAATAATGTTGCTCATACGTTTTATCTACATACTTTGCGAACTCGTTAATCAGTTCGCCTTCGTTGTACTTATAATTTATTTTTTCCTTTTTTCTTTTTGGCATTTATCTTCCTTGTTTTTTTTATTAAAAATCTTATCCCAGTTTTCTGAATATAGTTTTTCGTTAGAGTTTCTTCTTACAGAACCCTTGCCGCCCCTCCATTCTCCATGATTACTCATTGTTTATTAACTCCCTAAGTTTTATTAAAAGATCATTTTGCTTTCCATATCTTCTCTCAAACTCTCGCTTGAAAGGATGCCTTGAAACATAAAGATCATTGTTGATTCCTTCTCTGTGATGTTTGTAGCAGAGACTTAATGACATCAAGTGTGCGTTTGGTTTTGTTTTTCCATCTATGTGATGCACCTCTGACGGAGAATAGCAGTCGTAAAAAAGATGACAAACAATACACCCAAAATTAGATATAGCATCCATCCAATCTTTCTCTTCTTTATTTGGGGATCTGCCCTGCATATTTCTTTAATAACATTTTGTTGTTAGCTTTAATGTAATCCTCGAAGCTTATTTCTTTCTCGTTATGCTTTCTTCTTTCAGACCTACACTCTTCATGCATCATTCTGCAAAAGCTTTTAAAATTATCATGCCCCATATCTATTTCTTTCCATCCTTAAGTTAGCCATTTTTGTTCTCCACTCCTCAAACTGCATATCTACTGCAAGTTTTTCTGTTTGTAGTGCATCAAGTGATGCCTTGGCTACCGCAACTTTCATTGATGCTTGTGCATATTCGTCAGTAGATTCTGCCTTAGATTTCTGTGAATTATAACTTCTTTCTCCTTCCTCTTTAGCAATACAAAGCTCTCTCCAAAACACTCTCTTCAGACCCACGTCTGCCTTTAGTACGTTTACTCTAGCCTCTGATATTTTTGGTATTATGTCTCTTAACTGTTGATGAAAATTTTCAGATTGGTCCATATTCTTTTTTCCTCCCGAAAGCCCTGTCTTCTGGGTCTATAAACTTGGATAGTGATCCATTAAAACTTAGTTCAAATGTTCCCATCTCTCCCATTCTATTCTTTTTGACTATTACTTCAGACAAACCTGTGTCTAATGCATCATAATAATCTTCTCTATACAACATTATAACCATATCCGCATCTTGTTCTATAGAACCAGAGTCTCTTAAGTCCGAAAGCAATGGTCTTTTATCTGGTCTTGACTCAACACCACGATTGAGTTGAGATAAAGATATTAAAGGACATCCTATTTCTTTTGCCAACCCCTTTAAAAGGTTTGATATATAAGTCATAGATGCTGTTCTGTTATCTGATCCTGCTGGTGCTTTGCTTGTGGTCATTAAAAGCTGTAAGTAGTCAACTATTATTAAGTCTATCTGCTTTACCGCTTGAATTGATTTGGTTTTATTAACAAGAGTTTCTATTGTTATTGGAGACTTATCGTAAACATATAAGTTAGATTGTGATAGTTTGTTTTTTGTTTCTTCAAACAATCTCCAATCTGATGCTGTTAAATTTCCGCCGTCCATTTTGTCAATAGATATTCCTGATTCAGAACTTACAATCTTTTTTATAAGCTGCTCGTTTGTCATCTCAAGGCTAAAAATTAATACATTTTTGTGTGCAAAAATATTATTTGTTGCTATGTTTAAAGCCCATGTAGTCTTGCCCATTCCCGGTCTACCTGCAACTATAACCAAGTCCCCTGGTTTAAATCCTCTAATTTTTTTATCTATTTGTGTAAAGCCTGTCTTTACTATGTTGTGTAAATTTGTTCCTGCGTTTTTTAATTCTTGATGAACTGTTTCAAGTATGTCCTTAATCTCTCTTGGTGTTCCATTGTTTTTTGTTATCTTATTATCTATAAGTAACTGATTTACCGTATCTATTTTCTCAGCTATGCTTATTTTCTCTCCAACAATTCTTGGTATCTCTTCAGCCAATCGCAATAATTTATTATTAGCTGACTTGTCTTGCATCAAATTAATCCATCCATCAAAACCTGCCGAACTCACACAATAAGCACTAGCCTCTTGAACCTCTCCAAACAAAGCATCGTTATCCATGTTTGTTCTAATCGTAACAATGTCATTTGCGTTTTCTTTAATCATAATTTCATAAGCATTTCTGTAAGAAGTTACATCAAAGTCCTCTGGCATCAATCCTTTCTCCTGTGCACTTTGAAATCTTTTGTGGTCTAGGATCATTGATCCAATTATGTTTGCCTCTAACTCATATATATTATCCATATCTTCTCTCTATTATTGCTTCAAATTGATTCAGACCTATCATAGTCATGAGGGTTGGTTTCTTAGACCAAAAAGACCTAATCCACTTCTTATGACCTTCTGAGTTTGCTATCTCAAAATACTTATACCAAAACTCCTCACTGCTTAAGTCTATTTTTTTACCTGTCTTTGGGGAAACTACTCCTTTCCTCCCCAGTTCACGCAGCTCTTTCCATCTTGCGTTTGCTTTGAATGAGTTGGCACTGTGCTGATAAAAAATCTTATCGCATTGCTCCTTATAAATTTCATTAATCCTATCCAAATCTAATATATATATTTGTTTAGTATTACCTTTAGTATTGTAGCCACCTGACGGCGGGGGGTAGCCACCTGACGGCGACACCTTTAACTTATAAAGATTGCTTGTATTATTTCTTTTTTCCCAATCTAAATATCCTATTTCTCTTAACTTTTTAAGATTATCTTTTATAGCCGTGAGAGATAGATTGGTAAGTTCTGTTAATTTTTTATGTGATGGATATGACTGACCAAATTCGTCAGAATAGTTTGCTAAAACTATTAGTATAAGTTTTTGTGTGGAGTTTACCTCCACCTTTAAAACTTTAGTGATGTATTCTAATGACATATTTTCCCTCTTGAAAGACTATTAAAGCACATAAATATAATTATTGTAAATACTTGATTTAATATATTATAAAGAATACAATCATTCCAAGGAGAAATAATATGGCAAAAGAAAAAATATACGAAGCCCTGCAATGCGTTCAAGAATACATGGTTTTAAACCCTATCGCAAAGGAAGGCGTAAATAATTATCAAAAATATAACTACAGAGGTATTGACCAGATCATTCAATCTTTTTCAAAACCCTTGTTTGAAAACAAAATACTTACGATTGTGCAACCAGGGTTGAATGTTTCTACTAAATTTATAGATGGCAAAAATACCCTTACAAGAGTTGTTGGGACTTTGAGGTTTTTATGTACCGAAGATGGGTCTTATGTCGATAGGTCTTATGTTGGTCACAGTTTGTCTCAACAAGCTAAAGATTTAGAGGCTGCAAGATCTTTTGCATATAGGAATGCTTTATTAGAAACATTTTGTGTGCCGTTTGAGGGTGTTGTTGAGCCTGAAATGGAAGGAGTTGACAAGAACTCTAAGCCTGAAGCCGATCAAGAAGAAGTCTCTATGATAGAGGAATTTAAAACACAACTTAGAAAGGTTTATAAAGATAAAGACAAGGCTCTGAAGTTATTTCAACAGTATGACAAAGTTGCAGAACTTAGTAATGACAAGGAAACCAGGGTTCAGTTAAATCTTTTATACAGCAAGGTAATTAAATAATGGAACAAATCAAACAAGGGTCAGAGGCTTGGCATAAACAAAGAGCAAATAGAATTACTGGAACAAGGCTCTGTAAGACCGCACAAGAATGTATTTGGACTAAAGGAGATCAATGGGAGTCTTTGGGCAGAGATATGTACAGAGAGGCTAATGGTTTATCACAAGACCCATTTAATCAATTTGCTATGTTTGCTATGAAGCATGGTACAGACAGCGAACCTTTTGCTTTAAAAACTTTAGAGAAAATGGGTTACAAAATAACACAACCATCTTTTGTTGTTCATCCAGATTATGATTGGCTTGGCATATCTCCTGATGGAATAATGCTTGAGGGAAGAAACGGAAATGTATCTGCTGTTGAGGTTAAATGTCCTCAAGGCAAGCCCTGTAAAGATGTTAAACAAGATAAGAGAAATTATTGGCATCAAATACAAATGGCTTTAGAGTGCATGGACTTAGATGAAATGTTATTTTTTCAATGGTATAGCGATGAAGAGTATTATGAGGAGTGGGTTAAGAGAGATAAGGATTGGGCAAAAACATATATACCAAAAGCAAAAGAATTTATGGATTGGTATGCGGAGAAAAGGTTAGACCCAAATTATATTGAGCGATGGACTCAAGACAAAGAAGAACCTGGAATAAATTATAAGGCAGTTGATGATGAAGATGACACGTCTGAATTAGCATCTGTGTTGAAAGAACTGAAGCAGCTCAAAGATAAATCCTTGATCCTGGAAGAAAGGAAAAAGATATTATCTGCCGTGTTAATAGCAAAACATGGCGGGGCGTTTAGTACCTCACAAGTGAAATGTCATATGACACAAGCAAGAGGAAGAATAAACTACGCTAGATTGGTTAAAGAGCAAGATATCCCCAGAGATGTAATGGAAAGTTATAGATCTGAAGGAGACTCTAGGATTTATACCAAGCTATTGGAGGAAAAAAATGGCTAATAATAAGAAATCAATTAGCTCAAGAATCGACAGCGATATATACGATAAGCTTGTAAAAGTTAGCAAGATAGAAGGTCATAGATTTAATGACAGAAAGATTGCTTATATTGTAAATAAAGTTTTAGAAGACTGGTCTAAAAAGGAGAAATAAATGAAACAGTATGATAACACCAATCGTGGATCTATTTGGAAAAACGATAAGAAAGAAAAAGAAACACAACCAGATTATACAGGGGGTATAGATGTTGAAGGAAAACAATACTTTCTGAATGGCTGGACAAGAAAACCAGGAGCAAATCCAAAAGCCCCTGCAATGAGTTTTAGTGTAATGCCAAAGACAGAAGGTTATGGAGCAACTGCACCAGCACCAAAGTCTGAAGAAGTTTTTCCTTCTGGGATTACAGAAGACGACCTTCCATTTTAAGGAGTAACCATGGAAAATAAAGAAAAACCAACAATAACAGTAAAGGTGGATGAAGAGGTAAGGTCTTATAATATAGAAGACTTATCTGAAGAGGCTAACAGGGCTGTTGCGGCACAACAGTTCTATCAGCAAAC